CAATGACGATGGTGTTGATCGCGTCGGCGGCATGGCAAGCCCTATTGTCATTCGCAAGTCTGATTTGGCTGCACTGAACTACGAGCCGATTTTCTTCAACATGAGCGCTGACGCGGAAGACGTTGGAGAAATTATCGCAGAGGGTGAAATCTAACCACTTTCCCAAAGACTGTTTTTACAAGCCGTCCATTTCGGGCGGTTTTTTTATTGCATGAAAGTAGGCGGTGATTATGACACTGGAAAAACCGCACACCATCGCCGAATCTCCTTACCGCTCCGCGAAATGGGATGAACTTACAGAAGGGCGCGAATTCTCGCAATCAGATATCCCGCTTTTGGCTCTTCTCTGCCAATGGTACGAGGTTAACGACACCGCGCTTGCTGAAATCGACGCAGGCGGCGAGATACAGACGGCCTACACCAACGATATAGGCGATATCAAGCCGCTACCGCAATTGTCCACTATGGCGAAAGCATCGGCTGAAATCCGCGCTTTAAGCAAGCAGCTTGGGCTATTCGAACCAGCGAAAACCAACGATAAACCGAAAGCGAAGGTGACGGCGTTTGAGCGAATCGCAAAGCAGTACGCGCAAGGTGCTACGCGGAAACCAAACGCCAAGGTTTCTAATAGCGCCTGATGCTGATTACACAGATGGGGAAATGGCGGGGAATCTTGCCGCAGAATATGGTCTGAAACCTGACCCGTGGCAGCAGCTAGTTTTAGATAATTGGCTAGCTTGCGACGAAAATCACATGTACGCATCTGACACATGCGGATTGTCTGTGCCGCGTCAAAACGGCAAAAACGGTGTTCTTGAAATGGTTGAGTTGCCAAAACTCACCTTGCAACACCGAAAGATTCTGCACACCGCGCACGAGGTTAAGACGTGCCGAAAAGCATTCTTACGGCTGAAATCGTTCTTCGAACAGCCGGAGAAATACCCCGAACTGGCCGAAATGGTTAAGTTCATCCGCGCAACCAACGGACAAGAAGCGATTCAGCTTTGGCGGTACGACGAATACGGCGATAAGGTGGACGGCGGTTCAATCGAGTTCATTGCACGCTCTAAATCGTCTGGCCGTGGCTTTACCGTGGACGATGTTGTTTGCGACGAAGCGCAGGAAATGACCGACGAGCAATTCGAGGTATTGCGTTCTACCAACTCGGCAGCGCCTAGCGGCAATCCGCAATTGATCATGACAGGCACGCCTACACCGCCAAGTTCACCAGGCGTTGTTTTCGGGCGCACGCGCAAGAACGCCATAGCAGGCAACACAAAGCGCACGTGCTGGATTGAGTGGAGCGTTGAGGAAATCGGCGATGTGCGCGATATGTCGCGTGTTGAGGATACGAACCCCGCTCTTGGTTATCGCTTGCAAGAATCAGTTATCGACTCTGAGCTTAATTCGATGGAGCCTGACGGATTCGCACGCGAACGCCTGGGATGGTGGGCGGCTGAGGGCAATAACTCGCTTATCAGCCTTGCCGAATGGGAGAAACTAGCAATACAAGCCGATGATGTACCAAGCGATGAGCCGCTAAACAAAAAGGCTTTCGGTGTTAAGTTCACCCCCGATGGCGCTAAGGTTGCGGTTGCGGTTGCGGTGCTAAAACCCGATGGCACTGTGCATGTTGAGCTAGTAAACAATGGTTATCGTTTGGCAAGTTCTGGCGTTAAGTGGATTACCGAATTTCTTGATAGTAGGCGGGAAACAACGTCTGCTGTTGCTATCGACGGGCGTTCTGGCATGAGCGTTTTGGCAGACCAGCTTAAAGCGAGGAAGTACCCTGCAAAAGCGATCATGATTCCCGGAACAAACGGGATGATCGCGGCGAACACGATGCTTCTTGAAGCTGTCCACGATGGGACGCTGACTCATTTCGGGCAGGAACAGTTAACAGAATCTGCAACCAAGTCTCAGAAACGAGAAATTGGAAATCAAGGCGGCTGGGGTTTCGACGGTGACGAATGCGCACCGATTGAAGCGGCATGCCTTGCATATTGGGCGGTGAAGACCACAAAGCGCCGTCCTGGGAGAAAGGCAAGAATGCTGTGATGAATCTTGAGCAGATAACAAGCGTCCAAGGCTTGCCTGATGTGGAGCTGGATTTGCTTAACGAGTTGCTTGACGTATGGCGGCGCAAGCAGGACGGCAACGTCAAGAAGATACGCTATTACGAGATGAAAAATCGCGTAAAAGACCTCGGAATCGCGATTCCAGACCCGTTGAAGCATATGAGCCTTGTCGTAGGTTGGCCTGCAAAAGCTGTGGACTGTCTAGCAATTCGCTCGCGTTTTGATGGTTTCACGTTCAGTGATAACCAAGACCACGGCTTGCATGACATGCTAGAACAGAACCAATTCAACCTACTTTACCGTCAGGCCGTCACCGACGAGCTTATAAACTCGTGCTCGTTCATCACCGTGAGCAAAGGTGGACAGAACGAGCCTGAAATCATGTTAAATGTGTATTCAGCCGTTGACGCTGCCGGGGTTTGGGACAGGCGGCGAAAGCGCATACGAGCAGGAATGACCGTCGTTGACACGAAACTTGAGCACGAGGGCGGCGAGGAAGAGCCTATATGGGTGAACCTTTATACCGACACAGACGTATGGGAAATCCGCAAGGACGGCAACAAATGGACGAGCAGGCGCAACCCGCACAAGATGGGTCGTCCACTCATCGAGCCGATGGCTTACAAGGCCAACACGACGTATAGACCGTTCGGGCGCTCTCGCATAACGCGATCTGTTCGATGCATCACTGATGCAGCGTTGCGTGCGAATCTCCGCGAGGAAGTAGCCGCCGAGTTCGCGACGGCAATCCAGAAGTACATACTCGGTGTTGAGGATGACTTTTTCGAGAACAACGACAAGCTGGAAGCCTACATCGGGAACGTGCTCGCGTTGACGCCGAACAATGATGGCGAGATTCCGCGTGTCGGCCAATTCTCGCAAACGGGCGTTCAACCTCAAATCGAGAGCATACGCACGCTTGCAGCGCGGTTCGCTGGCGAGACGGCTATTCCCGTTACCGAGCTAGGCATTATCCACGACAACCCTGCATCGTATGAAGCACTCATTACCATGTACTCGTCGCTCATCACCGAATGCGAGGACTTGAACGAGCGCAATGGCGAAGCGTTGAAAACTGTTGGTAAGTTGATGTTGGCTGTGATGGCTGGAAAGTCTTACTGGGAGCTTGACGAAACCGAGCGTTCCATCATGTGCGATTGGCGCGATCCTTCGATGATGAACAGCGCGGCACGCATGGATATGACCGCTAAGACGGTTGCTATCTGGCCGTGGATGGCTGAATCGGAGGAAACGCTTTCGATGGCGGGTATCAAAGAAGATAAGCGGGTGAAGCTGATGGCTGACAAAGAAGCGCTAGAACAGCGGCAAATTGAGCTAGCACGGCAGATGCAGCAAGCGCAGCAGCTACCGCAGGGATAGCAACCATTACAACCCATTACGTTGAATCAAGCGCTCATAACGGGCGCTTTTTTCATACCTACGCGAAGCAGCGGGGCGGTTAATCCGCTGCATTACGGCGCAAGCCGGGAAGGAGGGCGAGATGCCCGAAGAGACTACTGCACTCGAAACGCAGGAATCCGCGCAAGCGGAGAACACGTCCGAAGAGGGCGCGGAAACTGAGAACCCCGCCATGGAGGGTTCTCGGACGTACACGCAGGAAGAGTTCGATGCGGCGCTTGAAGCGGCGGTGAAGGAACGCACAAACGGTGCTGTTCGTGAACGAGCTGACCGCCTGAACAAGCAGAAGAAAGAACTTTCCAGCGAGAACAAAGAGCTAACTGCCAAGGTGGACGCTTTGACGGCGCAGCTCGAAGAGTTGCAGGCGAAAGAGCAATTGCGCGATCTCGTTAACAAGGTTTCCGAGGAATCGGGCATACCCGCTGAATTGTTGCGCGGTACGACCGAAGAAGAGCTAACAGCACATGCCGAAGCGCTGAAAACCTACATCGAGAAGCCTAGCGCTCCTTTCGTCGGTTCAGATGGTTTCGCGGCTGACACGCGAAGCTCAAAGAAATCAGTAGAGCAGAAATTCGGCGATTACGTCGAAGAAATGCTCAGTTAGAAGGAGATAAACAATGTCTGGTATCGACATTAACCGCAAGACCAATAACGTTATTCTTGACCCCGAGGTTTCTTCCGAGATTTGGGCAAAGACGCTCGAAGAGTCTGCGATCATGCAGCTCGCTCGTCGTATCAATATGCCCGGTTCTGGCGTGAAGGTTCAGACCATCGTCGGCGAACCTGAAGCGCAGTGGGTGGACGAGACGGCGGCAAAGCCCGTTGGCACCCACACGTTCGGCCAGAAGCCCATCACCCCGTATAAGCTGGCAATCATCGAGCCGTTCTCTGATGAGTTCCGCCGTGACAAGAGTGCTCTTTACAACGAGTGCATTAATCGTTTGCCGCGTGCTCTCGCCAAGAAGTTCGATCAGACCGTAATGGGTACGACCGCTCCTGGTTCTGGCTTTGACACGCTCGGCGGTGCGCAGAAGATTTCGATTCTCACTAACCAGTATGCGCAGTTCGTCGCAGTTGACGCACTCATTTCTGAAGCTGATGGCATCATGAACGGCATCGCGCTTGCACCGCAGGGCAAATCGCTCGTCCTCGGGGCCGTGGACGGTCAGCAGCGCCCGTTGTTCACCGCTGGCGTCGAAGCGAACACTGTCGGCAACATCCTCGGCGCTCCCGTGCAGGTTCGCAAGGGCGTGTACGTCGCTGGTGCTGCCGGTTCGCCTGGCACGCCCGCCATCGTCGGCGTCGCAGGCGATTTCACCGACGCTGTGTATGGGACGGTTGAGGGCATCCGTATGAACATCAGCGATCAGGCCACGCTCACCGTCGGTTCTGGCGCGTCTGCAACGACCATCAACCTCTGGCAGCAGAACATGTTCGCCGTCCGCTTCGAAATCGAGGTGGCGTTCGCCGTCAAGGACATTAACGAGTTCGTGCTGCTCACCGGCGCAACTCCGACGGCTTAGAGCCATGATTGAGATGACAGCGCCGAACGGCGCGACCGTAACCGTGGACGATAACGCGGCTGAAAAGCTCGTCAAGTACGGC